AAATGCACCAAAAAGGTAATAAAGTCAATTTGTTTTGGTAATAATTAACCGCTTATGAGTTGTCTGGTAGGTTCTTTTTAATCATCATTGCGCAGTATTCCAGATGCGACATTACATCACTCATTGACACGTTAGACGCCGTCACATAGTTAATCAATGCCGTCAGCTCGGCGGCCGCCCCACTGACATCATACCCGTCATGCTCCAATGCCCTGAGCAATCGCATCAAATCAGAGTCCTCCACCAATGCCCTTACTCCAGCAGGAGAGTGGACTTTTTTCTGTTCAGCTTTTAGAGGGTAATGATAATCGCACGCCATAACCTGCGCTCCATTCATGCACTGTGTTTATATACAGTACCAAAGGAAAGGAATATTCGCTAGCAATTTTGATATACCTCACGGGTAATATTAGCTGCATGTTTTGGTAATGATAATTCATAAAAGTGTTGTTGAGCTATAGAATGTCTGTTAGACGGCCGCAACTGGCGCGCCGGATTCCTGGAGCGAGCAGACAAATGACAGTCTCAACTGAAGTTGACCACAACGATTACACAGGAAATGGTGTTACCACTGTTTTCCCATATCACTTTCGAGTTTTTAAAGCACCTGAACTGACAGTTGTCACAGTGGATCTCGATGATAACTAGGATGTGTTAATCCTTGGTACACATTATACCGTGACAGGCGCAGGGTCATATCAGGGTGGCACGGTTATTCTTGTTCATGCTTTAGCTGATGGGTGGAAAATATCCATTAGTCGTGAACTTCCTATGACACAAGAGACCGATCTTAGAAATCAAGGTAAATTCTTCGCAGAGGTTCATGAGGATGCTTTTGATAAGTTGACAATGTTGATGCAGCAGGTGCGCAGTATGTTCAGTCTCGCTCTCCGTAAACCATCTTTTATTGTCAATTACTATGATGCGCTGAATAACTACATTCGCAATTTACATGATCCGGCTCGACCGCAGGATGCTGCGACTAAGAATTACGTTGATAGCCTTGCTAATGAAAACTTTGATCGTACATTACGCACACCTGAAAAAATACCAACATTACCAGGGGTTCAATTTCGAAAAAATAAAATCGTTGCCATGAATAACGATGGAGATCCGATAATGGTTCTTCCAGAAAGTGGCAGTGCAGCTGATGTAATGATCGAATATGCAAAACCAACTGGTGCAGGTCTTATAGGAACAACATCCGGTAAAAACATCCAAGAAGAAATAGATATTATTTATTCTGATATTTCAAACATTGATTATGCCAATAATTTAAACGCTTCAATTATTAAAAATAGACTGGCAGACGGGCAAGTTATTTCTTTTGACCTGAGAGGTGATTCTACGTTCTGGGGGTCAGAATCACTTAATTCTACCGTTAAAAACCCTGTAAATCCTGCGGTTGTCATGCAGCGCACACTAGAATTACTGTATGGTTCAGGGAAAGCTATCGTTACTAATAACGCAATTCCTGGAAGTGCGTTATTTGCTATGCTATTAACTTTTGAAGCAGCGATGGAAGAAAGCACTGCCGACGTTGTTCTGTGTAACCACGCCCAAAACGACTGTAATTCATTTATAAGAACGGTAGAGCAATACAAAGCGGACCTGATAACATTCGTAAATATAGTAAGAAAGTACAATAAAATACCTATTCTTGTTACGCCAAATATTACATTGGTATTGGATGGTATTACAGAGACAATGACAAAACGCTTGCCAGCATTTGTTGATGCAATGAGAGCAGTGGCTAAAGAAAAAGGCGTTGATCTTGTAGATAATTTTTATTATACGACGAAAGCCACGCGTTATATAAGGGGGTTTGATATTGTTCCTGACGGAGTCCATCCTAGTACAGATACTTACTACATGATTGGCAAAAACATTGCTATACCATTCATCGCAGCCAGGGTCCTCGCTAAACCAGGAGACATATCGAGCCTGAGTAATGTTACGTATCGAGACACGATCACCAGCGGCCGAAACTTCAGGAATGCAGACAGTCTATTTACCAAACAATTGTCTTGGGATGCGATTGCAGGACAGACAGGAATATATTATCCATTCATCTTAGATAACCCAACTGATGATACAACTATTGCGATCGGTGGGTTTCAATGGGGTGGTGGAGGCAAGACTATCCTATCTTACAACGACTCTTTATCTGATTTGAGATTTAATGGAACAATAGATCAGCTTAGAAATGGCGGAACTGATGAGAATGCTTTCTATACTGTTCCGGTATGTAAGTTGCTGCCAGGGCTGCATGTAATTGGGTTGGTTAATCATACGGCTTCTGGAGGGACAAGCTCATCATTTTCAGGTGTTACGCTGGTAGAAAGAAGAGACATAAGTACTGGATATTATAACGGTTCTGGCTACGCGCAGAGTCGTATAATAACGGTTGGCGATGAGATTACATTTACTTGCTATGTAAATTCGAGCAGTGGTGTTAACGAAGATCTTTTCGTTTTGACAGAAACTCTGAACACAACAACAGCATGGCTCACATTAAATAATGCGGCGGGCACAATAACGCTAGGTCAAAACAATGGATCGCCAATCACAGTTGCAACCGGTATCTCATCGGGTATGTATAACGTAAGGTTGACACTGAATGGAAATAGGACGGTTTCTATACTTTTCGGTGCAGTTAACATGACAACTGCAGCTGCTTCCACCCCTCTGGCTACGTGTTATGTTTCATCCCGTGGGATGTACAGCGTACGCAAACCGTGAAAGTTTTTATTTTATAATTCAAGATGTAAAATTCCTAAAATCATTTTATAGATTTAGGGATTTTACATGTCATGTTAGATAGCAAGATCACTCTTATCAGTTGATTCAGACTTATTGCCTGCTGGTATCGCTCCTACTGCGCTCACAAAGTGAATACTGGCATCAAGATAAAGTCACTAGCAATAGCAAAAGTTGCATCTTCGGTTAACCTCCTAGCATATTAAGTAATATTTATCCGTTTATGGTTTATTGTGTATGATGAATCTACTAACTTTAGGGGGTTCATATGCACAAAAAACGGTGGTTTCTATGTCTGCCTCGATGACCGCGTCTGATATCAATCAAGGTCTTGGGACTGGGGCGTTAGCAGCCTGGTTGGTTGGTGTTCCACTTGAAGTGGTCATAGGCGCACTTGCTGGTGCGGTTATTTTTGTTACCTTTGCAGCAGAGTACGAAATTAAGCGCCGGTTATACCTTGCTGTAATCAGCTTCTTTTGCGGGCTCCTCTTCTATAAGCCAACTGCAACAATCCTGATCGGGTTCGCCTCTCTCGTTCCATCAGTCACACCAGACATGTTCGAAAAGGGAATTGTCTATTCCGCAGGTGCGTTCGTATCGTCGATCGTGGCGGTTAGCTTTGGCAGGTACATGTATCGCCGTTCTGAGAATCCACGCGAACTTATACCAGGGAGTAAAGACGATGATAACTCCTGAAGTTCTGCTCATTACTAATTCTGTTATCTGCGGATCCATAGCGTGCCGCGTTCTGCTGTTTAAGCGTGATGGGTCACAACATCGCAGGTGGGGTGGGTGGCTTGCTTACCTTCTTATTGTTGTTTCCGCCAGCATCCCCATCCGCACCTTCTATGGTCACTACACATCAGCAGATTGGTCTGAGGTGATTATCAACGCAATCCTCCTTGCTGCCGTCCTGAAGACGCGCGGCAATGTCGTCCAGATATTTAAAATGTCGAGGTCAAAATGAATGAAGTAGCCTGGCTAGCAGAAGGTAGAAAATACATCGGGCAAATGGAGATAAAGGGGCCACGTCATAACCCTTTAATAATCCAGTTCTGGAAAGACATTAAACGCGGCGGTATCAAAGATGATGAAACTCCCTGGTGTGCAGCCTATGTTGGGGCAATGCTTGAACGCGCCGGAATCAAATCAAGCCGTTTCGAATCAGCAAAATCTTACCTCAATTGGGGGGCAGAACTTCGCGAACCGGCCTACGGATGTGTGGTGGTATTCAGTCGTGACGGCGGCGGCCATGTTGGATTTGTCGTCGGGCAACAGCAGAACGGCGACATAATGGTGCTCGGTGGAAACCAAAGTGACGCAGTAAACATTAAGGCGTTCTCGCGTTCGCGGGTCACAGGGTACCGATGGCCTATTAACGTTGCGAAAGACAATCGTGAACTTCCTTTAATGACCGGTTCTCGGTCAGTATCTGAATCATGATTTCTGCCATTCTGAAAGCATACTGGAAGCCTGTGGTTGTCCTGGCATTGATTGCAGCGATGGGCGTTGGTTGCTGGATAGCGTGGGTTAACCACGGCACTGCCCGATATGATGCTGGCTATGCCAAGGCACAGGCAGATCAGAAGTCAGCAG